ATGGCAAAGAGAAAAAGCTTTGAAGAAAAAAATAACTACATTCACCCAACCCGTAAAAAAATTATAGATACGGTCTTTGGTAGAGATGATAATCAAACTACATTTGGTTATGAAGGTGAAGTAGAAACTAAAAAAGAAGTAGGAGAAATTTGGACTGATAAAGAGGGAAAGAAGTGGGAACAAAAAGAGGGATATAAAATATCAGTATCACAATTAGATGATGTAAGAGCATATTTAGAAAAATTAAATACTTGCTCCGCAGAAGATTGTAATACTATACAATATGGACACGCTGACAAAAAATTAATTCGCAAAACCGGATATTGTTCAAATTGTTTAGCAAAAATGGAAACCCAATTAAGAATTGATGGAACATTTCCTTTTTATGCTGATTATAAAATAACGAGAAACCAAATAGCGTATGTTAGGGATTTAAAAATGAGATTCGAAGATGCGTTAGCCGGACTTTCTAAAACATTGGAATTCGTAAATGAAGATGGAAGAATTGAGAAGTGGAATTACGATGTTGATATGGATAAAGTAAAAGCAGATTTGCAAAAAGATATAGATGGTGCTACCGAAGCAATTGAAGCTCTATTGGAGAGGAAAGCAGCATTAGAAGAAAAGTTATGTGAATTAAATCATTCAGAGCTTATAAAAAAATAGAATTATGAAAAAATTAGTGAATTTTAAAAACATTGCTATTGCAGCATTAATAGTTTACATTCTTTTACAATGGTTTAACCCAGGTGGAGTTATGCCAGGTGGAAGAACTATCCGTATTGAGGGTAAAAAATATGAAGTTATCAAACACGAAATTGATACAGTAGATGTAATCAAAACAAAAGTGGTAACTAAGAAAGGTGATGATATCTATCACGAAACAATTGTTGAAAAAGAAGTATTAATTCCTGCAGTTGTAGATACGGCGGCATTATTAAAGGATTACTATTCAAAAGTATTATACAAAGATGTATTAGTATTGCCTGATTCATTGGGAACTGTGGCTGTAACTGATACAATTTCACAAAACAAAATCTTAGGTAGAACATTCGATGCTAACGTTAAGCAAAGAACTATTAAAGAAACCCTTATTGTTAAAGAACCAGCTAGAAACCAAGTTTATTATGGTTTAAATGGTGGATTTAATAAAGCAGATGTTGTTTCTTCTGTTGGAGCAGGTATTATGTTAAAAACTAAGAAAGATAAAATATATCAATTTACTTTAGGTGTAAACAATAGAGTTGTTGATGGTACTACCGGCGGATTCTCACCATACGTTGGGTTTGGTACTTATTGGAAAATCAAAGTTAAAAAATAATGAGTGTTCAAGGGCAACCTAAAAAGACTCTAAAAGAAATCATCGCCGATGAGTACAAAAAGTGTGCGTTAGACCCAATATACTTTATGAAAAAGTATTGTGTCATCCAACACCCTACTCGTGGTAAAATACCTTTTCATCTATACCCTTTTCAGGAAAATTGTTTAGATGATTTTAAAGATAATAGATTTAACATTATTCTTAAATCCCGCCAATTAGGTTTATCAACCCTATCGGCGGGCTTTATACTTTGGAAGATGTTATTCAACCAAGACTTTAATGCGTTGGTTATTGCAACTAAAGTAACTGTTGCAAAAAACTTAGTAGAGAAAGTTAGGGTTATGCACGATTTACTTCCTATTTGGTTAAGAGATGGTGGAAATAGTTCAGTTGAAGATAATAAACTATCACTTAAATTAAAAAATGGTTCGCAAGTAAAAGCAATCGCATCTTCTCCAGATGCAGGACGTTCAGAAGCCCTATCACTTTTAGTAGTGGATGAGGCAGCGTTCATTAGAGATATCGATGAAATTTGGTTATCGGCACAATCAACCCTATCAACGGGTGGTTCTTCATAAAATGTGGGTAGAAGGTGAAAGCGGAGCAAATGGTTTCAATTGTATCAATTTACATTGGACGGTACACCCAGAAAGAAATCAAAGTTGGAGAGATGAACAAACTCGTATCTTAGGAGTTAAAGGAGCAGCACAAGAATGTGATTGTGACTTTATCGGTTCGGGTGATACTGTAATCGACCCGGCATTATTGACTTGGTATAAAGATACATACGTTATGGAGCCCGTAGAGAAAAGAGGATTCGATGGAAACCTTTGGATATGGGAACATCCTAACTACAATAGACAATATATGATATCTGCCGACGTGGCGAGGGGCGATGGTTCAGATTATTCTACTGCGCAAATCATTGATATAGAAGATTCATCGCAAGTTGGTGAATATAGAGGTAAGATTGATACAAAAGATTTTGGAAACTTCCTAACAGCATTAGCAACTGAATATAACAACGCATTATTAGTAGTAGAGAACTCAAACGTAGGTTGGGCTTGTATTCAGCAAATTATAGATAGAGGATATCCGAATCTATTCTATATGAGTAACGATTTACAATATGTAGATGTTGAAAAACAAATGACTAATAAGCATTATAGGCAAGAACGTCAAATGGTTGCGGGATTCTCTACAACATCCAAAACTCGTCCTCTTATCATATCAGCATTGGATACCTATATGACTGATAAGGATATTCTTATTCGTTCAAATAGATTGATTGATGAATTATTTACATTTATTTGGAGTGGTGGTAGAGCAGAAGCTATGAAAGGATATAATGATGACTTAGTAATGGCGTTGAGTATTGGATTATGGGTTAGAAATACTGCACTTAGATTAAGACAAGAAGGTATTGATTTGACAAGAAATATGTTAAATGCAACAACGATACAAAACAATACCGGAGTATATACATCTAACTGGCAACAAAAGAATCCGTATGAAATGGAGATAGGTAGAGGAGAAACAGAAAACTTAACTTGGTTACTTCGATAATTTTTATATATTTATATGTTGAAACTATAAAAAGATTTAAAATGATAAAATTAGGCGGATTAGTTAACTTATCACCATTGAAAGAAATGGATAATCCTTGTTGGAAAGGATATGAAATGGTAGGTACTAAGAAAAAAGATGGTAGAGAAGTACCAAATTGTGTACCTATCAAAGAGGCCGATGAAAACGAGCCAACTGAATATGATGTAGAGAACGGAGAAGATATGAAAGAATTCGTTCAGTTTATGAGGGAGTACACACAATATTTAACAGAAGCAGAATGTAATTGTGTATATGAAGCAGAATATCAGGGAAGAAGTGTTAAGTTGGGCAAACCAATGCAAGGGGATGTTAAGAAATTCAAAGTATATGTAAAGAACGACAAAGGAAATGTTGTTAAAGTAAACTTTGGTGACCCTAATATGAGAATTAAAAAATCAAATCCTGATAGAAGAGCATCTTTCAGAGCTAGACATAATTGTGATACACCAGGTCCAAGATGGAAAGCAAGATATTGGTCTTGTAGAAAGTGGTAAATTTTTGGAAATTCCAAATTTTTTCCATATATTTAACAATTACAATTATTTAACAAAAAGAAATGGCATCAGATAAATCATTTTTTGGTAGGTTACAAAAACTATTTTCAACCAATACCATAGTTCGAAAAACCGAAAAAGGTATTAAGGTAATAGATACCGATGAGCACCAAAGTTTAACAACAAACTTAGTAGATAGATACATGCGTATGAGAACCCCACAATTTAGTGGAGGTTTGATAGAATCCGCAATGGCTTATCAGCAAGTTAGAATTGACTTGTTTAGAGATTACGATTCAATGGACATGGACCCGATACTTTCATCGGCATTAGATATATACGCTGATGAATGTACTGCAAAAAACGAACAAGGTAATATATTAAAGATACATCACCCAGATGATAATGTAAAACAAATATTAGAAAATTTGTTCTACGATATAATGAATATCGAATTTACATTATGGCCTTGGACAAGAAATTTAGTAAAATATGGTGATTTATTTTTACAATTAGAAATGGCTGAAGGATTGGGTATTATAAACGTAATCCCAATGTCTGTATATGAAACAAGCAGAGTAGAAGGATTTGATATAGAAAATCCACAAAGAGTTAAATTCGTATATTCACCATTTATGAATCCAAATAGTGGATATTCTCCAGCTAACGCAGGAAATAAAAAAGAATACGAAAACTATGAAGTAGCTCACTTCCGTTTAAATTCAGATGCAAACTTCCTACCTTATGGTAAATCGATGATTGAAGGTGGTAGAAGGGTTTGGAAACAATTATCTCTTATGGAAGATGCTATGTTGATTCATAGAGTAATGAGAGCTCCTGAAAAGAGAATCTTTAAGGTAGATGTTGGTAATATTCCACCAAACGAAGTGGATAACTATATGCAGAAAATTATTAACTCATCTAAAAAAGTTCCTTTCGTTGATGAAAGAACAGGTGAGTACAACTTAAAATATAATATTCAAAACCTTATTGAAGATTACTATATGCCAGTTCGTGGTAGTGATAATGGTACATCTATCGATACATTGAAGGGATTGGAATATAATATGATTGATGATATTAATTATCTTAAAAATAAATTGATGTCATCTTTAAAGATTCCTAAAGCGTTTTTAGGATACGAAGAAGATATTAATGGTAAGGCAACTTTAGCAGCACAAGATGTTAGATTTGCAAAAACCATCGAAAGAATTCAAAGAGTATTGATTTCAGAATTAACAAAGATTGCAATAGTTCACTTATATTCACAAGGAATTGAAGATGATAGTTTAACTGATTTTTCATTAGAATTAACTATTCCATCTAAAATCTATGAGCAAGAGAAGGTTGAATTATATACTTCTAAAGTAGCATTGATTACCCAAATGCAACAAACTAAAATGTTCTCTAAAGAATGGATGTATCAATCTATTATGGGAATGGCGCAAGATGAACAAGATGAACAAACAGTTGCAGTATTAGAGGATACTAAACAAATGTTCCGTTTAACATCAATCGAAACACAAGGTGTTGACCCGGCAAAAGAAACGGGAACAGACGGCCCTACCGATGTTGAAGAAGAAATTAGTAAAATTAAAAACGAATTAGAAGAAGATGGGGTTGGCAGACCGAAGGATGTAGTTAGATATGGTAAAGATGACCATCCACAAGGTAGAGACCCATTAGGAATTAAAACTCTTAAACAAAAAGAAGGGTCTGTTAATTACAAACCGAGAAAATCTTCCTATTTAGAAGTATTTAAGGATATGGATGGTAATAAAAAGACCATTTTAACAGAGAATTTGGATAAGAAGTAATAATCTAAAAGAAAAGTATATTTATATCAGAGAAATTATATAATTGATGAAAAATATTAAACACTCAAAGTTTAAAAACACAGGATTCATTTTTGAATTATTAGTAAGACAAATTACATCAGAAATTATGTCTGGTAATACTAATTCAAAAGCTGAAAAGATATTAAAAGAATTTTTTTCTTCTAAAAAAGAACTTTCAAAAGAGTTAAAACTATATCAGTATTTGATTAATGAAAAATATAATTCAGAATCAAAAGCTGAGAAATTCGTAGAAACTGTGTGCGAAGCTCGTAAAAGATTAGATGAGCAGAAAATCACAAAAGAAAAATATAATCTTATTAAGCAAATAAAAGAAACTTATAATATTGATGAGTTTACCAAATCTCCAATTTCAAATTATAAATCTTTAGCATCAATCTACAAAATTTTTGAAGCAAGTATTAGTAAAGAATCATTTGAACCAAAGGATATAGTTAATTCCAAATTTACAATCGTTGAAAATATGATTAACTCATCGATTGAAAATAAAGATAAAAAAGTAAACGATAGAGTTTTTGAAGAATATAAAAAGCAAGATGAAGAAGTTAGAATGCTATCTTACAAAATGTTAGTAGAAAACTTCAACAAAAAATACAATAATTTATCAGAAGAACAAAAAAGATTACTTAAAGAATATATCAACAATATTAACAATACTGGTAAATTAAAAGAGTATGTTACTAATGAAGTTAATTCTTTATCAGAAGGTCTAAAGCAAATCGGTTCTAAAGTTTCAGATAAAGTAACAAAAATCAAATTGGCAGAAACAATTTCTAACATTAAGAAAATTAAAAGTGTTAAGAAATTAAAAGAATCACATTTGTCGGCATTAATGATGTCTTATGAACTTTTAAAAGAACTAAAAAATGCCAGCACAATCTAAAGCTCAACAAAAATTTATGGGAATGGTACATGCCGCTCAAAAAGGTGATATGGAAAATCCATCTCCTGAAGTTGCGAAAGCAGCTGATTCAATGAGTGATAAAGATGCTAAAGATTTTGCATCCACATCTCATAAAGGTTTGCCCGATAAAATCAAAGAAATCGTATTAGCAGAATTACGTTCAGTTAGAGCTATACAAACCGATTATGCAAAAGTAATCGATTCTATGGAGAAACATTTAGAATTATATAAAAAATCTAAAGGAACTCCGGAAGAAAAACAACACATCCAACATTTAAAAACATTAACGGCACAAAAGAAAAAATTAGCAGCAGAATTGGATGCTAAAGTTAGTGGTATGTATAAAGATGCTGAATTGAAAGTTGATGAAGCTACTACAACGGGCGATGTTGCCGGATATGGTACTCCATACGCATTTGGTAGAAAAGAAGATGAAGAATCTAAGGGAAAAAAACAAGCTGCATTGACTGGGTATAGTGTAGTAAAAGAAGGTTTATACTATGTAGGATATAACAAAGGTAGAGGACAAGGTAAGGGAGTTTTCAAAGATTCATATTCATCCTATAAAGATGCTAAGAAAGAGGTAGAAAAGCTTGAAAAGCAAAGAGGGGGTTCGTATAATATGGTTGCCTACTATGTATCCGATAAAGATGGAAACTTTGTAATGAATGAAAATCGTTGGGTTGCATTAAAAAAAGAAGATGCACCAGCTACTACAAAAGTAAATAGAGGTATCTCAAACATAAACAAACAACTTGCAGAAATAGAAAAGTTTTTAGGTTGGTATGGTAAATTAAAATCAGAAAACGGAGTTTCTAACGGGTCTTTTTGGAAAAGAACAAATAGTAATATTTATAAGATAAAGGAAAGACTTATAAGATTATAACAACAAATACGAAAAATATCAGAATAAAATGAAATTAACTCAATTAAAAGAACTTATCAAACAAGTTGTTAAAGAAGAAAACGATTATCAAGAAATGTTCAAAGCAATGTTGGATAGAACTGGTAAATCAATTGAGTCTATGAGCGATACTGAAAAGAAAGCATTCTTTAACGCTGTAGATAAAGCCGCTAAAGCAAAATCAGAAGGTAAGTTGAGAGGATATAATGAAAGTGATGGGGGATACAGCGCAGATACAAGTGGTATGGAATCGGATGTAGATGGGCAAGTTTCCAGTGAATTCAGTAAAGCACTTAGTAGTGTGGCTGAATTAACTGATAAGCAAAAGCAAATCGATACCGATAAAGATGGTGAGATTGAAGGTTCTGATTTAGCAGCATTGAGAGCCAAAAATGAAGGGGCTCAAAAAAAAAAGTAGTTAACGAAGGTGTAGTTGAAGGAATACTTTTAACTATATCCTTTGCTATATTGGGTAAAGTGGTTATCTATTTTTTTAATGAATTAGTTAAAAAAGTAGGTAGTTACATAAATGGTAATAGTGAATATAGAAAAGCTGTTATCAAAATATTAGAATCTATATCTAATAATAAACAAGCTATGAATGATATAGCTAAATTGTTAGATAGTAACGATGGAATAAATAACGGAGTTGCTGATAGAATTTTAAAAATGGGATATGTACAAACTCAAATAACAAAAATGAGTGATAGTACAAACGGAAAATTGGATGAAACTGAATTAAAAAACCATATAAAAACCGCATTATTAAAAGCGTGGGAAGATAAAGGATTGACGGATAAAGCGGTAGAAAAGGTAAAAAAAGATATAAGATAAATGAATAAAGGATTATTAATAGAAACGCATTTGTTCGAAGCTAAATTAGTAGAACAAGATAACGGAACTTATTTGGTTAAAGGTATCCTACAAAGAGCAGGTGCTCCTAACCAAAATAATAGAAGATATCCTAAAGAAATCTTAGAAAGAGAGTGTCAAAAATACGGACAACTTATTAAAGAAAGAAGAGCATTGGGTGAGTTAGACCATCCAGATTCCCCTGTTATTAACCTTAAAAACGTTTCACATAATATTAGAGAAATTGGTTGGGATGGTGATGATGTTGTTGGTGTAGTAGAAATCCTTTCAACTCCATCGGGAAACATTCTTAGAGAATTACTAAAAAATAATATTCGTTTAGGTATTAGTAGTAGAGGATTAGGTTCAGTAAAAGAACTTAATGATGGTACTTTAATGGTTCAGGAAGACTTTGAATTAGTTGGATGGGATTTTGTATCAAATCCATCTACGCATGGAGCATTTATGGCTCCGATGAACGAATCAAAGCAATGGAAAAAAGTTGCAGAAGAATGTGGTAAATGGTGTAAATCACAGGATTTAATGAGAGAAATTATAATAGAATTAAACTAATAAAATGGCAAAGCTAATAAATTTAATACCTGGCAAAGAAATTACCTCAAAAGTAATAAAGGAAGATTTGGAGGATATGGATGTAGCAATCCCATCTAAAGTTGAAAGATTTTTAGATAGAGCATTGAATGTTATCAAATCATATAACTTAGGTAGAAGAAAAGAACAATTAGTAATAGCAAAACTAATAGATGCTTTGGGAATGACTCCGCAAGAATTAGCTCAAGCAGTTCAAAAATTGAAAAAAAATAAAATTGTAAAGAGATAATTATGATAAAGTTAAAAGATTTATTGAATGAGGAAGAAGAATTTCAACAACTTCCTACCGAAATCAAAAAACACTTTTTGGAAATAATTTCTACATTTGGCCAATTTGGTGAACAAATGAATAGAAAATCTGATATTAGAACTGTTGCAGAAACTTTGGGTGGTATTGCAGATGCGGCACAAGAATACACTTTGAGAGAAGGTGGTGATTGGTTTGATAGAGTTACTATTAAACGTAATATGAAGGAGTTAAAAGGATTGCACGAAAAATTCCAAAAAGAAGCATTAGAAGCAAAAGCACAAGAACAAAGATTGGAAGCTCTTTACGAAGATATGGGACATGTATTGAATAGATACTTTGAAATTGCAGATGTTTCCGAAGAAGTTATGAGAAAAAGATTAGGGTTAAGAGAATCGAAAAATAAAAAATAGTGGAAGAATTAGCATCATTACTATTACAAAGTAGAACGCAAACTCATTCATTTCATTTAGGTGTTAGGGGTGTGGGAGCACATTCAGCACACGTTGCATTGGGTGAATACTATGATTCAATTGGTGGATTAATTGATGGATTAGTAGAAGTATATCAGGGTAAAGAAGGTTTAATACAATTATCTGGTATCGGAGTATTGGATAAAAATAATGATATCAAAAACATAATTAATTATTTTGAAAAATTATGTGTAATGGTTGCAAAGTTAAGACAGAATCCAAAATTACAAGATAGCTGGATTCAAAACGATATCGATACAGTTGTATCTTTATTATATAAAACAAAATATAAGTTAGTAAATCACCAATAAAAAGTTATGTTGATTATTGATGTAAAAGATGGAAACATCGAAAGAGCATTAAAAGCTTACAAGAATAAAGTAAAAAGCGTAAAGCAAATTGAGCAACTTAGAGATAGAAAAGAGTTTGAAAAACCATCTGTAACTAAAAGAATTAAAACTCAAAAAGCTATAAGAAAAGAGAAATTACAAAATATTTTTGATAAAAACAAATAATTTCTTTAGTTTTCTAAAAAATTTATATATTTATTTTCGAATATCCTATCTTATATAGGATTTTTTTATTAAGACTTAGTTGGTTAATGAATACCCTTCTCTTATAAGGTGTGACCGAACAACCGACAAAATATAAGCGGTTAAAGAAACTGCATTGGCTAACGCAAAGCTTGCACTTGAAGAAGCCTTCACACCAAGACTACAGTCTATGTTAACTCAAAAGTTAAGAGCTGAAGCTGAAATGGAAGGGGACGAGGAGCAAGTTGATGAAGAATTAGATTCAACAGGAATCGGTTCTTCAACATCTAATCCTACTTTAGATGCACATACTGAATTCGAAGGTGGTTCTACTGAAACTACATCTGGTGAGCCAGGTGCACAAGTTGCAGACTACAAAAAAGTAGCAGACATTACCGAAGAAGAAGAAATGGGCGGAGAAATGGATAAAGATGCTGAAATCGCTGAACTAAGAGCTAGATTAGCTGAATTAGAAGGTGAGGACGGAGCAGAGGAAGAAAATCCTTTTGCACAAACAGAAGCTGATGACGAAATGGGTATGGATGACATGGGAATGGCAGACATGGGCATGGGTTCAGAAGAAGGTGATGGCGAAGAGTACAATGTTACCGGCGAAGAAGAAGAAGAAACCGAAGATGACATGGACTTAGAAGCAATCATTAGAGAGTTAGAAGCACAATTAGGCGATGAAGAGCAAGTAGATGAAGAAGGTGAAGAATTACCTGCTGAAGTACCTGCTGAAGAAGAGCCAGCAATGGAATCTAAAAGATTAAGAGAATCTCGTAAAAAAATAAGAGAGAACTTAGCAGATGGTTCAGAAGCTGGAACTGATAAAGGAGCTGACCCTAAATTAGTTGTAACTAACGAAGAAGAAGAATCAGATGAAGTTGACTTAGAAGAAATTTTAAGAGAAATGGAAGCTGATATGAAAGGTGATGAAGAGAAAGTTGATGAAGCTGAAGAAGCTGAAAAAGAAGCTGAATTAGAAGAAGCTTACAAAACTATCAAATCATTACAAAGAACTATTAACGAAGTGAACTTATTGAACGCTAAGTTATTGTTCGCAAACAAATTATTCAGAGCACACAACATGACTAACGAACAAAAAGTGAAAGTAATTGAAACTTTGGATAGAACAAAATCAGTAAGAGAGGTTAAATTAGTATTCTCTACATTAGCAGAGAATTTCAAATACACTTCAACTACTAACAAAGTTGCTAAGAAAACAATCAAAGAAGGAATCGCTTCTAAAGTAGTTAAATCAACTGCTCCAAAAGCAGCAGCTAAGCAAGTAATTGCAGAATCTGCAGATTTCGCTAATAGATTTAAGAAATTAGCTGGTATTTTAAAGTAATTTAGAAATTAAAAAAATAACAAAAATGAACTTAAAAAAATTAATGACCGGAGCAAATCCTCAAAGCGTAATGCTTGAGCAAACTCGTGGTTTAAAAGCAAAATGGGAAAAGACTGGCCTTTTAGAAGGTGTTAAGTCTGAAACCACTAAGCACGGTATGGCCGTAATCTTAGAAAACCAAGCAAAACAATTGCTTGATGAAGCAACTAAAACTGGTGCATCTTCAGGTTCTGAAGAGTGGGCTGGTGTAGCATTACCTTTGGTAAGATTTCTCTGGTTCATCTTTATTTGGTAAAGGTGGTACTTTCGGTAAAGATTCTTTAGACCAAAACACAAACAAATTGGGTTCTACTCAATACGCTGAAGAAGGTCTTTACGGAGCAGGACGTTTTGGATACACAATCAACGATGTAAACACAAACGTAACTGCAACTGTAGCAACTGCTTCTTGGCAAGATGTTAACTTTGATGCTGATTTATCTGCTTCTCAGGCAGCTGGTAAATTGAAAAGAGTATCAATCGCTCATTCTGGTTTAGAGGCTGACTTCAACGGTGTAAGAGCATTTGAAGTTTCTGCAAGTACAGCTAACGCTGGATACTTACCACAATACACTAAGATTGATGGTTCTAACATCGTATTCATCGTTTCGGGTTCTGCAGGTCAACCAACTTCTGAAGCTGGTGTAGGTATTTCTTACCACAAACAACCAACTGATATCACTCGTGGTGATTTCGAAGATAGAAACGCTGACTTTACACAAAACATCGGTATTCCAGAAATCGAATTAGAATTGAAATCTGAGCCTATCGTTGCTAAGACTCGTAAGTTAAAAGCAGTTTGGACTCCTGAATTGGCGCAAGACTTAAACGCTTACCATTCAATCGATGCAGAAGCTGAATTAACTCAAATGTTATCTGAATACATCTCTTTAGAGATTGATTTAGAAATCTTAGAAATGTTACAAGCTAACGCATTCACAACTGATTACTGGTCAGCAAGAGTAGGATACGATTTCAACACAGCTACAAACAGCTTCCAAATCGATTCTAACGCAGCAGCAGCTTCAGCTTACACAAAATCAACTTGGTATCAAACTTTGGGTATTAAATTACAAAAAGTTTCTAACAAGATTCACCAATTAACTATGAGAGGTGGTGCAAACTTCTTAGTAGTTTCTCCTAACGTAGCAACTATCTTAGAATCAATGAACGGATTCTCTGCTAACCCAGGTAAAGATGCGTTGACTTTCGCAGCAGGTGTAACTAATATCGGTTCTATCTCAAATAGATACGATGTTTACAAAAACCCTTACATGACTGAGAACGTAATGTTGTTAGGTTTCAAAGGTTCTAACTTCTTCGAAACAGGTGCTGTTTACGCTCCATATGTTCCGTTGATTATGACTCCATTGGTTTATGACCCAATGAACTTCACTCCGAGAAGAGGTGTGATGACTAGATACGCTAAGAAAATCGTAAGACCAGAGTTCTACGGTAAGATTATCGTTGATGGTATCAACACTCTTTAATTCTTAGTGAATTGAAGAATATAAAAGGGGAAGTAGAAATACTTCCTCTTTTTTTTTATATTTATATGAAAACGTAATCATAAATGGCAAATATAATTTTTAAATCATACGAATTACCAATCTATTCCTTAAACGATAGTGATAAAATAGTTGCTGCACAAGAAAATAATGAATTTGGATATTTACCAGCTTCTATATTCGCAACTACCGGCTCCAATGACTTAATAGGAACACAAACAATTACAGGTAGTTTACAAATTAGTGGTTCATTATATTACAACGGACACAAGCAATATAACTATGGCCAGTTTTATGATATGACTTCTCAAAGTGGTTCATCGGGTTCAATTCAATCAATGAAATTAAATACAACCGATTTAAGTGAGGGTGTTTCAATTGTAAGTGGTTCACAAATTAAAGTTGAAAATGCAGGTGTTTATAATTTACAATTTAGTGCACAACTAGAAAACAATGCAAATGTAAATGTAGTATTTTACATTTGGTTTGCATTAAATGGAACTTCTATTCCAAATACAAATACACACGTTGATGTAGCAAAAGCACAATCGGCACATTTAGGTAAACAAGTAGCAAGTTGGAATTTCTTATCACATTTAGATGCAAACGATTATTTGGAGATAAAATGGTCGGCAGATAATACAGATGGAATACTACACTATGATGTAGGAACTGCACAAATTCCAGCCACTCCATCGGTCATTGCAACATTAACCCAAATAGCATAACACTTCTTTTTTTATTTCTATATTTATAGTAGTAAAACTATAATTAAAAATTATGTCTTTAAATTTAAAATGGGATGGATTCCCACTTCCTATATCCGGTTCAACTCCATTCCAAAAACTGCTAATTGGTGTGCAAAAAGATTAGGATATCCAATTGTAGATGTTGAATTAATAGATGTTCAATTTTATGCTTGTTTTGAAGAAGCTGTATCAGAATATTCGGCACAAGTAAACCAATTTAACCTTAGAAATAACTTAGATATCCTTAAAGGGCAACCCAAAGAGGCATATGGTGGAAGAGGAAATTATTCTCAAACTCTTGTAGATGGTTCGTTTTTACCAACTGTTGTTAGGATGTCTCAACAATATGGTACATTGGCAGGTGTAGGTGGTAATACTCAATTAAGAAAGGGTTACATAGAAACCGAAGTAGATAGACAGAGATATAATTTGATGACTGAAGCAATAGATGTAGATACAACGGCATCATTTGCAACAACATATGTAAGTGGTTCTACAATAGATGTGACAAGGGTTTATTATGAAGCAACTCCTGCAATTCAAAGGTTTTTTGACCCATATTCCGTTGGTGGACAGGGTACATTGAATTTAATGGATGAGTTGGGATTTGGTGAATATTCTCCAGCAGCTCAATTCTTATTAATGCCTTTGTACGAAGATTTGTTAAGAATGCAAGCAATTGAATTTAATGACCAAATTCGTAAATCACAATACTCATTTAATATAGTTGATAATAGATTAGAAATATTCCCAATACCGACTAGTAGAACACCCGAAAGAATTTATTTTGATTATATAAGTAGAGATGAATTTGAACATGATTCTCAAACAATTCAAGCTGAATCACTTTCGGATTATTCAGATGTACCATATGATTTCATACAATACTCAAAAATAAATGATGTTGGTAAACAATGGATTAGAAAATACACATTAGCATTAGCAAAAGAATTATTAGGAGCAATTAGAGAAAAATATAACTCTATTCCAATTCCAGATGGCGAAGTATCATTGGATGGAGCAGCATTGAGAGCTGAAGCACAGGTTGAAAAAGATGCATTAGTTACTCAATTGAGAGAAAACTTAGAAGAATTGAGTAGAAAGAATGTGATGGAAAATAAAGCACATGAATCAGACCATCAGCAAGAAATGTTAAGAAAAGTACCTTTAAAAATATATGTAGGATAATATGCCAAAGTTTATTTCAGAAAGAGATATAGGATTTTTTAGAGGATTAGCTAGAGAATTAGTAGATGTCGTAATAGAAAACGTTTGTGTTTTATTTAAAGTTGATTTAAGAGAAACCAAAGTTAATATTTACGGAGAATCTATGAATAAATCGTGGTATCCCGGTGTTGAACTATATGTTTTGATTGATAAAGAACCAGAATCATCGGTATATGAAGGATTTGGGTCAGATACACAGCAAAACATTACATTCAAATTTGATAGAGAGTTGTGTGAAGAAAGAAATACATATCCTGAAATTGGTGATGTAATTTTCTTTAATGAATCATATTTTGAAATAGATAACACAAACGAAGTACAATTCGTAAGTGGAATGCCGGGTGAAACAGTGTATGGTAATCAAAAGAATTGGAGTATCGTTTGTTCTACATTTATGGTATCTAAATCAAATTTGAATATAGAAGCAAGAATAAAATAATAAGAGATGTCGGTAAACCCAATAAGACCTGGCAATAATAGAGCCAACGAAATAAAATCTACAAAGGGAGACCTAAAAAGAAGTGTAACTCTCTTTGATATAGATTATGCTATGATGTCTTATTTGGAAGATACTGTTCTTCCAACATTAAAAGATGCGAATGGAGCAGGAGTTAAAATTCCCGTAATCTATGGTAATTCTGAAAGATGGAATGGGGCTCGTAGACAGGGTGTGTATAGAGATGGTAAAGGTAAAATACAATTACCAATAATGATGTTAAGGAGAACATCGATTGCAAAAGATGAATCTATGCCTATGTTGAATAGACATCTTTCATATCCTGCTATTACAAAGTGGTCAAAAGATAATCGTTATGACCGTTTTAGCGCATTGGGTGGGGGTGTTAGACCTAAAAAAGAGATTTATAATATTACAATGCCTGATTACGTTGAGGTAAATTATGAGTGTATGTGTTGGACATC